TCTACAGCACCTGACATTGTAGTCTCTGTTAAGGTCTTTTGTCTTACACTTGGTTGTGATTTGTTTACCTTTGCGTATACTATTATATCACCATTTGCACCTAGTCCACCAAGTGTAAGTGAGTTGGTTCCTGTACCTGATATACTTGGCGATGCAATAACAGCACCAGTATCGTCACGTGTTACAATAATCTGAGATGTGTTTACATATGTTTCACCTGTACTAAGTCCAGCAATAGTAAGGTTTCCTGACCCATCACTTATTGTACCTGTCTTAATTCTTTGCACTTCAAAGGATACATCTGTTATATCTTTAGGACGAGGGTGTGTCATTGTGTAAACAAGATTAGTTTTACTTGCTTCTTTTAATACTGCTTTACCAGACCCTGCACCCTCTAAAGCAATGATACCAACATCTACAGAACCTGTACCGATTGTCTTAGCATCTCTCAGTGATTGTCCACTATTCATTTTAATATCAAAGAGATATACTCTGTGATTACTTCCGTCTTCTTCTACATATCTTACTTTCGCAGTACCAATAACACTGCCACTGGGGTCAGTTGCATGTGTAGATAAGTTCACAGAAGCAAACGCAGATACATTCAAATTACCTTTGAGTGTAGAACATATAAAGTATGAACCATATGTTACACCAACAACATCATTTTGAATAATAGAAGTTTGTTGAGGTTTCGGTATTGTAAGAAGTGTTGGAGTTTCAGCAGCTGCACGATATCCATTAACATATGCAGTACCATTTGATACATTAATAAACGAACTTGTTCCACTATCTGAAAGTGATGATGTAAATCTTTTTGCGATATAGTTACCTGACTCTTCACTCGTTCTTTCTGCGAGAAGGTCATTTATTTTGTTGTAATCATCTGTACCAGATACTTGGTCAACAATATTACCATCTACCACAGAACAGAAGAACACAAAGTTCTCGTCTGATGCAACAGCATCTTGTGTTGTCAAAACAAGTTGTATACGATACCTGTCTGCGCCCGGACTTGTTACATTAGGAGTTGCCCCCTGATTATCAAATAATGATGCATCATCTGAAGTCTTGACAATATCTTCTGTTATTTTGAAACCAACGACTTTAGTAACATTGTTTGAATATTTAGAAAGTATAAGTCCCTGTGGTTTTGCGAATACAAAGTGACCTCTTACAAAGAAGTCTCCTGCCGCGTTATGTATTTTACAACCTACACCAACAGCAGGATTAGTAGATGTGTTTGTTGTTTGTACTGTAAGTGTTGTACTGCCATTACCTATATTTTCACCAGAAGTAAGACGAACAGGTGTTGCCCCTGTTGCACCACCTGAAGTGTTTGTGTATTGAACATAAAGTGTTGCAGGGTCAGACCCTGATGCAACAACAACTTCTAGAACTCTTACCTTAACTGTTGAACTTGCACCTGTAAATTCTGTTCCAACAAGTGTTGTAGGGTCTGCGGGTAAGGTGTTTGATGTTGTGTTAAGTTTAACAAACTCATAATCGTTGTTGATACTTGGTCCACCTGGATTTACTGCGGCACCATCTTTGAATATATTACGACCAAATCTTGCAATCTCTTCTTGGATGATTGTTTGCATCTGAGTGAGTTCGCGTGCTTGTAGTGCCCTACCGCTATTGAAAAGGATACGATGATAGTTATCACTATCTAAGAAGTCGTCCTTATATGTTGACGAAAAGACATTTGAGGTAAACGTTGTTGGCATTATTCTATTATCCTAAATTTGTATGACTATTTTAATGTCTTCTGTTTGGTCTGATGCGCGTGTTACTGCCGCCCTATTATCTATATATAACAAGTCTCCAGTGGTCGTTCCAACTTCTGGGTTTACAAGATAAGTTGATGCGTTATTTACAAGTTGACCTGAACCTGAACCACCATTCTCTGTAACCGCTTCGTTGTGTTCGAAGTTTCGATATCCTGTTTCATCGTTCTGATGATACCAGATATTATTTCCATCAACCTTATCTATAACACCTTTTGCTGTTGACGAAGTTCCAACCATTACTTTATCTGCAGTAAATGTTGCACCACCTGAAGCAAAGACTAATTGTTTTAATGCAATCCCTGTTGATGCTGTAAACTTAACTCCAGATGCACTATCTAACATATTTCTAACTAGACCCACTTGACGGAAATCATTTCCTACTACGAAGTCATTGTTTTCTGTACCATCTGGTTTTATTGTAAGCATTACACCATTAGAACGTAAGTCTGCACGAGGGTCATGTCCTAACCCACCCCTTGGTGCAAAGATTGGTGTTATCTTTGCAGGTTTTGTTGGCGAACCGCCTGACTGCGTTACAATTGCATTCGTATATCCTGAACCCAAACATAAAGTAGATGCACTATCCTGAACATCAACTTTAGTGATTGAAGTTCCAGATATTGCGGCAACTGCTTTTGCAAGAGTACCATCACCAACAATCGTTAATGTTGGGGTAGAACTATATCCTTCACCACCAGAGTCAACATTGTAACCTATTATCTCTCCATCGACAGATGCATTCTGTACTGCAAGTTGTTCTGTATCTGATGCCTGACTTCCTGAACCGATTTGTTTCTTGACAGGTATAAAGTTTGCGGCAATATACTTAGATGCATCTAATGCAGATATAGAGTATAAGAACTTCCATGCATATCCATCTGAAGTAACAAATGTTGTGCCACTTGTATTACCAGAAGGTTGTATTGTAGATGCAACTGTTGCACCTGTAGCACTTTTTGATTGTTGTATACAGATATAAACTTGATTGTTATCGTTCATCACGTAATAAGGATGTTGAGTTGGATAGTTTACCACAAGATTATCACTATACGCAGAATATACTGTACCAGAACTCCAATTGTTTCTTGGAACAACAAAGGATAAGTCGCCAACTTTCTTTACAGATTGAAGAGAGTTTCTAAAAAGTCTTTCTTCCTTTAAATTTGCGTATGCGTCTGGTGCAGTATCTGTTGAGTTCCACACATCAGAACGACCTATACCAATATAATAATGATTCTCAGAACTATCAAAATTATCCTTGATTAATTGGATAGTCTCTCTTTTAAATTTATTTGTTACTATTGCCATTTTATGCTACCGTTCCACCATAAGTTGATTGTATTTGCCAGTGATTTCCGTCCCACAATAATGTTGCGGTCTTGTGTTGTGCTAATGCGATTGATGCCCCAAATCCAAAATTAGAACTAACCTGAGTTGTTGTTGCCGCGCCTGAACCTTTATTTGTAAGTATTTTTAGTTGTCCTACAACTGTTCCGTTCGCAAGTGTTGCGGCAAGAGGAGAACCTTTATTAAATACTGTTGTTGTCTTAACAAGAGATACCTCACCATCTCCCCCTTGTGTTATAGATTCAAATGCGAAACCCGATGCTATTGTAACAAGTCCTGTACCTTTACTTCCAATATTAAGACCAACATTAGAATTAGCACCCACTGATTCTATGGTAGGGGATGCACCATCTGCATTAGTAATTTTCAAATGATTGTCTGCATCTGCTGTGGCAGGAACTTCTATAACCTCTGCTCCGTTAGCATCATTTATACTTGTTGTAATACTAGGAGAGGTTATTGCAGGAGATGTAAGTGTTTTATTAGTAAGTGTATCTGTTGTTGTTCTAGCAACTAATGTATCTGTTGTCGCGGGTAGGGTTATGGTCACATCTGCAGTTGAAGCAGGACCAATCAGTGTTGCTTTGTTTGTACCATTATTTGTACCTTCTAAAAATTCTATCTTGCCCGCAGTAGTTGCAGTAGGACTTAATATAGGATTTGTTAAAGTCTTGTTTGTAAGAGTGTTTGTCGAAGTATCTAAAACCACATTACCTGATGCGTCTGGAAGAGTAATCGTTCTATCTGCAGTTGGGTCTGTAGGAACAATAAATGTCTCATGGTCATCGGCAGAAACACCTTCAAAGATAATACCTTTATTTGTCGCGTCGAATGAAACTCCTGATGCGAGAGAATCGCCTCCTAATATAGCATAGAGTTCATCGAAGTTTGCTTGAATTTTAGTTGCACCCTGACGTAGAGTATCACCTGTACCGTCGTTTGCGGCACTCCCTTTATTTAATGTTTGTTTAGTCATTAATATATCCTAATTCTTTATTCTATTTATATACTTTTTTAACTCAGATGCCCAAGATTTAATAAATATTGGTCAGAGTCTGCACTATAAAATACATGTCTTTCTTGGTCTAATGTCTCGAACGAGAAGTTGTTTGAGAAGTCCATACCATTTGTTCCAACTTGGTCTGAATCATCGAAGGTTGGTGAGGTTGCAAGTTGTGCTTCTCGTAAACTATTGTATTGGTTGTTCATATCTTGTAATGATATTGTGCTGTTATTATCTAAACGTAAATTAACTATCTCTGGCCTAATCCTACTCTTAATTCCATCTGAGTCAATATTAACATCATCTACAAGTGATGTCTTATCCATAGATGCGAACGTCGCAAATGATGCCTGACTATGCACCGCAAATGGTGGTGGAGGTTCAATTGTTACATTTGGTGCTATAATCGCATCTTCAACAGTACTTACTATTTGTATTTCTGAACCTAAGAATGTTCCTGCAGGGTGAACAAATAATTTATATGCGTCTCTCCATTTGTTTTGTTCAAGACCGGATTTGATGAGTATAGCATGTTTTTGATATAACTTATTGTCAGTAATAAACTTCTGACTTTCTGCTCCTATATGGTCTCCGACATTGAATACTTGAGTCTTTGTATATACAATATCGGGGTCTATACCAAAGAAGGTTCTGAAGAATTGTTGTATAGAATACTTTGTACCCTTTGACCTAAACAATACATTAGAGTATTTTGATGCCGCACGTTTGTCTGTAAACCCTTCAAAGAAGTTCTGTCCGAGTAATAGTTCATCTTCAATAAAGGACAGGAGAGCAATATCATTTTGTGTTATGTCTCGTGTGACAAACAATTCATCAACGAGTTTAGAAGGTGAGTCTTCAGAGTTCTCGAAATGATAATACTCATCAAGTAATGTAATTAGTTTAGGATACTCTTCACGAAAAAACTCTGGAAGAATTTCCTTTACATCATATCTTTTGAAAGACAGATTACGTCTATTCAAATCTATGAGAGTTTTATCGTTGTTATGGGTCACTAGGTAATAACCCCATCTAGAACATCTACGATTGAAGTGAAGGATTTAGAACCATCTAGAACAATAATATCTTGCCTAAGTGGTGATATGGCACTCTGATTTGATGGGGTTACACTTACCTTTATGAAATTGTCTGAGGTAAGTAAACTATCTATTTGAAGTCCAACAATATTTACTGTATCTCCTGAGTAATCTCCCACATTATCTACGACCACAGAATTTGCCACCGAGTCAAACACCTCTAATTTGTTTGTGTTTAACTTGTTCCTCAACACACATGAATTGCCTCCTATAGAGAATGGATTGGATGTTACGACATAATTAACATCATCGGGTGTTGCAAGAGGCGCGGCATATCTTAGTTTGTGGTCTTGTATTGCAGTGAGTGTTGGAGTAAATCTTCTCTGTAACTTAATGTTTTGTCGAGATGATAATACTGCAGGACTTGTATCATCTACTAATGATAATAGATTTGACCTTCTAAATGATTGATTAAACTTACCTGTATTAATTGCAAAGTAATTATTTATTGCAGTATCAACATCACCCTGTATAGTATTTCTTGCGAGTGTTGTTAGGTTATCATTAAATTGGAAGAAAGTCTGAACTTCAACGAATGTTGTTATGGGGTCATCAAACTTAACACTGAATGATGCCACCGACAACTCATCTGAGAGTTGTAGTATCTCATCCTTTATTCTTGTTTGGGTTTCCGCATCAACATCATTATTAAATAATATCGATACAAATACCGCACCATATTCTGGTTCGAGAGCATCTTCTCCCCCAAAGGATTGTATATCTGATATGAATGATGAATAGTTTTTGAGTATCAATGAAGAATAATCCGAGGCAGTTACCATTCTGTTCTGCGACGCATACTGGAAAGGTGCATTCTTACGAATACTTTCTATGCTTTCTTTTGCACCACCACCTATAGATTTTGATATTGTTGTTACCGATACAGGATAATTTACACCATTTACATTTACAGAATTTTGTGCAGAGAATGTCAAAGCACCATTTCCTGAAGAACCTGCTGTTGATATATATTCTACTTCTATCTTACTTCCAACTATTGGTGCTTTACCAAGTGTAACACCATTACCAAAAGACAATTCGAAGAAACCATTTGGTGCTTCTCTGAGTATATAAAGTGTAGAGTTTTCATTTATTGTTCTCGCACTTTGTAAATTTGAATATGTTACAAAAGAGGATGAAGAAGGGGTCTCATAAACTCTTACAACTGCTGTTGACAAATCTAAATTTCTATCTGGCACAACATACACAGGATTGTCTGTTGATGTCAATGCAATAAAAGTTTTTGTTCTCTGTATGCCCTCATATAGTTTTATATTTTCGTTACCTGCAATATCTGTAAAGGTATATACTCCTGTTCCGTCATCTATTGCGTTCAAGTCTTCACGTGTTTGAAACACAAAATCTATTTCATCAATACTTGTATTAAATTTAAAGAATTCGTTTATTTGGATTTTAGATGGTCCATTGGGAACAGTTATTGAAAGATTTACAATTGCCTGAGAAGAAGTTCTTGAATCCGCAACATATCCAATACCCTCTGCAAGAGATAGAATAGAACTTCTCAATTGTGCAGTACTTAGAAATGATTCATTCAACGCAAAGTTTGCGGTCAAGGCATTGTAGTGAGTGTTATATGCAAGAACATCAAGGATACTTGAGAGACCTGAACCATCAAAATTATAGTCGGTGAATTCACCTGACTCTTCTAAAAATTGTTTTAGGTTACTTTTTATAGCATTAAAATCTAATGCTGTTGATTTAATTGTTGTTGCCATCTATCTTAACCTTGAAAGCTTTGTTGAAATTTGAATGACTTCAGATGTGTTTATAAGTCTAAATGTTACTACAGTTTGAACTTCATTCTTGTAATATTCGTCTGCATATACTTGCACATCAAGTACTCTTACTCTCGGTTCATGTTTGCGTATAGTTGACATTATAGTACTTCTAATAAACATATCTGCAGTATTATCTAATAACTCGAATAAAAGTGTTCTTAGATTTGCACCATAATCTGGGCGAAAAGGTTTTTCGAGTCGATTAGTCATGAGTAAATTTTTTATTGATTGTTTCACTGCAGCTGCATCAAGTTTCTTATATACATCACCTGTTGTTGGTTTTACTGCAAGTGTCAAGTCCACGTCAGAATATTGACGTTTACGACTTATAGGAACTGAGTTGGTTCCTAAGTTACTACTCTCTTGTGCGAATGCTCTTCTTGTCATATCTTTATTTATATGTTTTTGATGATGTTATTTAATTTTATTTCTCTAGTATTTCGATGAGTTCTCTTTTTGTTTGTATTTTATTATTATATACTGTGAATAATGACCTCTTAAATCGATTATCTTTTATTTCATAATTTTCTGGAA